AACTTCGCCGTGACGCCGGAGCCGCTTGGGTTGTCGATGAGCACGTAGGCGACCTCCGACGTGCTCCCCGTGCCGAGTATCCCAGTGGTCACCGTGAACATCTTCCCCCACGAGGCGAGCAGCAGATCCGGCGGCGCCGTCCCCTGTAACCCGTGGTTGTTCAGCGTGAGCGAGTAGTTCGTGCCGTCGGTGAGCGGAGACGGCTGCGACGTTCTCACGACCCCGACCGCCCTAGGGTCGACCTGCGTCCCCGATACGTCAACGCCGACGTCGAGAGCCCTCTGCCCACCGCTCGCCTGGGAGGTCAGCGCGTTCGCCGAGCCGTCGTACAGGTTCGAAGCGGTCCTCAGCGTCTGCGTCCCGGTGGCGCCTGCCCCGAAGCTCGCGGCCCCCGTCGCGTTCCCGACCTGGGAAGCGACCCTCATCGTCTGTGCGCCCACCGTGCCGAAGTTGAAGTCGGCCGCCCCGGTGGCGTTCCCCACCTGTGACGCCGTCCTGAGGGCCCCGGCCGCCGCTCCGTAGTTGTCCGACAGCTTCCCGTCGATCGAGGACAGCGAGGCGTTCGCCGTCGCCTGGTTCGCCGAGGTCGACGCCCCGGTGGGGAGCGAGATCGTTCCAGAAACGTTGTTGATGTTCCACGTGCCCGACTGGGAGACCGGGACGATGTTGATTATGTTCGCGTCGATGCCGGTCGAGAGTCCGACGACCGTGCTCGTGATGCCGTTGCCCACCGCGTCGTGCAGGTTCACCTCGGTGTTCCCGCCGCCGCCCCCGTTCACGGTCACGAGTGCGCCGGACGAGTCCACCGCCACCGGGAGGAAGTTCACGCCGTTGAGCCCCATGATCGGGCCTGAGTAGATGTTTATGTTGTGCGCGTTGCCGGGGTTGACGGCGATCTTGCCCTGGTCGGTCTCGATCACCGTGTAGGCGACCGCGCCCAGCGCGACAAAGGCTGCCAGCAGTGTGATTAGCTTCCTCAACCGACCCCCGTCTTCCTAGACTAAACCCTCCGGTGAAAACTTGCTACCTGATCCACTTCGAGGGCGCCGTTATGCTCACGGGCGACCAGTTCATCGCCGGCATCTCCGAGAACCTCTGCAGCGCCTGCGTCGTCATGTCCACCCTGTCGTCGTGCTTCCCGTTGGGGAAAACGGCGAACTCCTCGATGAAGTCCCTCACCCACGGGCAGGTCTCCGGGTCGGGCAGGTGGACGTTCCCCGCCTCTATCTGGTGCGCCACGGCGCGCAGCCTGTTCTCCTTCGAGCCCCTCGGCCGCACCGGTATCAGCCCCGGGACTTTATTCCTCAGCGTGTCGATGAGAGCCGCCCCGTTCGCCGCCTCCTCCACGAGCTTCGCCCCGGCCTTGGGCCAGCGCTGGGAGAGCGATTGCAACCGGTGTATCGAGTCGGTGAACGACAGCCTGTCGTGGACGATGTCGAGCAGGTAGCTGTTCGCGCCCTTCCTCCCCCACACCCCGCCGCAGACGAAATCGGAGCCCTTGGAGTCCTTGAACGTGAGGTCCCAGCTCTGTAGGTACAGGTCGCACTCGGGCGCCTCCCTGTAGTGCCGCCACCAGTTCCGCTTGACGATCGTCCCCTCCTCCGGGCTCGGCCGCTGCTGGTACAGCGAGTAGTACGACCTGGGGTCGGTGGCCCTCACCTCCTCAAGCTCCGACATGGGACACATCTCGGGCCAGAGCGGCTCGCCCACCTTCCGCGGATCGAGCGGGTCGCTCATGTCCTCCCTCACCGCCGGGAACGAGAGCACGGTCCACTGCGGGAGCGAGGGGTTAGCCTTAGCCACCGCGAGTATCCTCGCCGCGGGGTCGTCCTCGTGCCAGCGGGTCATCGTGAGCAGCACCTTCGGCGGTCCGAGCGCCGAGGCCTTGAGCCGGGTGCGCGCGACCGTGGCGTACCAGCGGAAGAGCCTGTCTCGGAAGAGCGCCGAGTTCGCCTCCTCGGCGTTCTTTAGGAAGTCGTCGATGATGAGCGTGTTGCCGGTGCGGCCGGTGAGCGAGCCGCCGACGCCGACCGAGTGGTACCTGCCGCGACGCCCCACGACGTCGAAGGTCGAGGAGTTTCGCATCCACCGCCCCTCGTCCGAGCCCTCCGCGAGCCTGACTACGGGGAACGCCATGCGGTAGCGCTCGGAATCCATGATGCGCTGCACGTCGAGGTTGAAGAGAGAGGCGAACGAGTCGCCGTAGGTGGCGGCTATGACCCTGTGGTCCGGATCGCGGCCGAACAGGTAGGCGGGCAGGTGCCTGGAGACTAGCTCCGACTTTCCAATCTGAGGCTGGAGGAACACCATGAGCCGGGGGATCTCCCCGCGCACGAACCGGTCTAGGTGCCGGCCGATCACCCTGTGGTGCCAGTTCACGCGGAACTCCGGCGTCACGAACTTGACGAAGGCCAGGAACGAGTCCCTCGCGTGGCCCACGATGCGCTGGGTCGCATCCTCTATCCCCGCGTCAAGCTGGCGCGTCGATAACTCGAACGTCGGCATTGTTCTCCTCTATCTCCCGGAGCACCTTGCGCAGCTCCATCAGCTCCTTGAGCTTCTCCTGCGGCGTGCTCTTCGTCGCCTCTATCGGTATCGGCGCCCCGTGTCCGTCGCCCGAGAACGCGTGGTTCCTGATGTCGCGCCAGCCGTGCATGTTCTTCATCATGAAGATCCACACCGCCGCGTTCGGCACGACCGTCGAGTACTCCCGCTCGTAGAGCACCTTCCCGTCCGGCCCCAGCACGGGCCTGCCCTTGTCGTCGATGATCGGCCGCTCCTTCGACACGCGGCGCATCTGCCCGGTAGCTATGAGCTTCCCCATCTCCAGGTAGAACTTGTAGCTCTTGGGCTTCCCCTTGTTTTTGGCTCGGGCAAACTCAGGGTGTCGACCCTCCCAATCGTACAGAGTGCTGTAATCGACGTCGACGACCGCCGCGAAGGTCTCGAAGGTACCCCCCTCCGCGTAGTGCTGCACGAGCATCTCGCAGTACTCCGGCCGGTAGCTCGTCGGGGCTCCGACCTTGAGCAGGTCCTTTGGGTCCTTTCGCTTTGTCAGTGGTTTTCTCCGTGCTAATTCCCTCCGCCCAAGATACCACCAAAACTAACGCGAAGCCGACTGCAAATTCTCTGCTACACTTGTCCCCAACGGAGGAACCCATGAAGAAGCTTTTGATGCTCTGCCTTTTCCTGCTGGCGCTCACCGGCTGCAAGATCGACTGCTCCGATCCCGCGTCGGTGCCGTCCAAGGTGACCGCCGTGGTCGTCAGCCAGTGGGCCTGCCAGAACCCGGCCGCCGTCCAGGCCGACCTCGCCACGGTCGCCTCGAAGTACGGCCTGTGCACCGAGGGCGGACAGATGAAGGGGCCCATCGCCTCGGTGGTCTGCCCTATCCTCGTCAAGGGACTGCAGAGCCTCGCCGCCGACCAGGTGCCGCCCGGCTGGCAGTGCGACCCCTCGAAGGTGGGATCGGGCTTCGCCGCCGGATTGACGCTGCTCTGCATGCAGATACCCTTTTGACCTTAGCGAGCCACAACCCATGGCAACCCGGGGCCGGCGCATAGGGCAACCGAGTCGCGCCCCGGTGACCTTGGAGGGAAGCATGGAAGGATTCGTCTCAGCGCTTGACAAACTCCTGCCCCTGGTGCGCGACTGCGCGATCATCTGGGCCTGCATGGTCTTCGTCACGAGGACCGACCTGCTGGAGCTGTGAGATGGCCGACGAGTGCAGGACCTGCCGCCACTTCAAGCTCATCGACCGCGAGCACGGCGAGTGCCGCAGGGTCCCCCCGAAGGTCATCCACGTCATCCCCGCCAAGACCCTTGAGTGGGTCACCGCCTTCCCGATGGTCAAGCTCAAGGACTGGTGCGGCGAGTACGACGTCACCCGCGAACCCATAGCGACCTACGAAGTCAAGCAATGACGAAGCTCTTCCTCCCGCTCCGTTCCCGGTGGGGCAGGCTGGTGGTGATCGACCACGACACCGAGGGCGTGCTCGACGGCCGGAGGAAGTACGAGAGGACCTACTGCGTGCTCAAGTGCGACTGCGGATCGGTGGTCTTCAGGCCGAGCGCGCTGGTCAGGACTGGAGCAGTGACCTCGTGCGGGTGCCTGCAGGAGGAGTCGCTGTGGAGTGGATCGAGGAGCACGAGGAACAAGGGACGCCGAAGGGCGTGAGGGAGAGCCTCCCCAGGGCCGGAAAGTGATGAAAACCGACCCCGGAGAGTTTGGAACAAATTAAACTCTCGTACGCCTTCTCTTAGCTCTTCTTCCCGTCCTCGTCATGTGATTTCGGCGTGAGTTCGTAAATCGCAAGCCCGATGAGCACCGCGGCCCCGGCCCCGATCAGCATGAACGCCCACCACGGCAGCGTGGTCGACGGCGGATCTGGCGGAACGGGAACCGTGCAGGCCTGGGTCGACGGCCCCTGGCAGTCCGCCCCGCCGTTCGCGGGAGCCGGGTTGGTGCAGGTGCGCGACTGTGAACCGTTCACGCAGTCGGACCAGTCGGACCATCCCCCGTTCACGGGGGCCGGAGCGTCGACCGTGAAGTACATGGCGGTGTCGGCCACGGCGTCCATGCCGTAGCGCGTGCGCATGTAGCCGCCCTCGCCCCACGACGTCCCCCAGTTATTCTCGACCTTGAGGAACCCGTCGCCGTTCGCGGGCTTTCCAGATGAATCGAAGACGCAGTTGCCGGCGGCGTCGACCGAGGTCTCGCAGTCGTACCCGACTAGGTTGATCATGTGGTTGATGGAGCCAGCACCGCACTGGTTCTGGTTGAAGATCCCCGAGGAATAGTTCCCCCACGACCCGCACACGGCGACGTCGATGACCATCATGTGCCGCTGCGCTACCGCGGTGGCGAGTTCCTGGAACGTGGGCGGCCTAGTGTCCGATCCCACGACGCTCATCGAGAGCGCCGTTCCCGCGGGAGCTACGCCGAGGCACCTCCCTGAGCTGCTCTCGTTGTACGGGTCCTGCGACTCAAGCCACGGCCCCATGCCGTTGAGGAAGTTGTCCCCGGCCTGGAAGTCACCGCCGTCGCAGCCGTACTCCTTTGTCCCCTTCCCGCAGTTGTGGACGAGGTAGTTGAAGGCCAGCCTCCCCGGGTCCTTGCCGGCGAGCATGAGCGCGCTGCGCAGCGCCTTGGTCAACCCGAACGCCCAGCACGAGCCGCAGCTCCCCTGATCCTCAGGGGGACTCACGAGCGGGGTGAGGTCCGCGGCCCTTGGCACGGTGGCGGCGGCGTCGAACCTCATCCTCCTTGCACTTTTTTTTAGAGCCGCGAGCTTCTCCTTGTCCCGCCTGAGCCCGGTCGCGTGGTGGCGCTTGTACTCCTTCGTCTGGAACGTGTCGTCGGCGCGCCCCGCCGTGCACAGCACGAGCGCGAGCGACACCATGATGAATGTCCTCATTTTGGATTTCCTCCCGGTTTTTTTTGGTGTCGTAAACCCCGCCGCCAGTGTACAGGCCCCAGGCCCTTCGGGAAAGTGGTTGTCCGGTCCGTTTTCGGTTATCCTGTCACTTGGGGGTGACTTCTGACCGACTTCAACACGTTCGTGGAGTGGGCCTTCATGGCGAGCATGGCGGGCAGCGTCGGGTGGTCGGCGA